TTTTCCCCTTCAAAATGATCCAAGACTATCTACGGTTAGGGTTAGCGCTTGTCGCTATACCACGAGACGAAAAAGGGCCGAGAGAGCAGGGGTGGGTGGAGCGAAGGTGCGAGGACGTTGCGCGTCTTGAACGCGGCAATGTGGGCGTCAACCATGCGCTTTCTGGCACTTGCTGTCTTGATGTCGATGACTCCACGCTGTTCAAGGCGTGGTGGACTGCGCAGGGGTTCTCACTCCCCGCGCTCAAGCAAATCGTCGCTGCGTGCCCCGTCTGGACGAGCGGCAGGCCGCGCCGCTGGAAGGCGCTATTCCGCGCACCAGAGGGTATGCGCACGGTCGCCTTGCATCAGCATGGGTTCGAGCTGCGTGCGGCTGGCGGCCAGGACGTGTTGCCCCCATCGGTTGTTGTCGACGATGCAGGCACCCCGTGGCAATACCGCTGGATCAACGGTCTACCGCCGTCGCTGGACGACGTGCCGATGTTGCCTGCAAAGCTGCTTGCCAAGGCGCAGGCAACTCCGCGCCAGGAAAGCCCGCTGGACGCGCCCACGGGAATGTTGGCGGCGGTCTTGAGCGTCGTGCCACAGGGCGGGCGCAATGACTATCTGAGCCGGGCTTGCTACGCCAAGATCAAGGCCGGCGTGGAGGGCGACGATCTGGTTGCCGAAATGCTGGCGCTGAACGAGTCCAAGTGTGAGCCGCCGCTGCCCGAGGCCGAGGTGTTGTCGATCGTCCGCGGCAAAGAGCGGCGCGGCATCGAGCCAGCGCCGGAAGTTGAGCAATGGAAGGCGCTGGCGCCGTTCATCCCCGATGGCTATCGCCTTCATGCAGGCGCTTTGCAGGTTAAGGTAAAAGACGAAGAAAGCGGCGAGGCGACATGGGACACGCTGTTGCACTACCCGGTTGCTGTGACGAACGTGATTCGCATCCCCGGCGTGCAGGAGCAGCGGTACATCGAAGTGACGTTGCTCAACCCGCACGAGGCCAAGCACCACATCACAATGGCGCAACTGAGCCGGGAGTTCGAGCAGGCGCTGAACAACATCGGCGTGAGCGTGTTCGGCAAGCGTGCGACTGGAGTCAAGGCGTTTTTGATCGCATCGAAAGAAAAACTGGAGCGGGAGCAAAAAGTGACGGACTCATACAGACAATTTGGTTGGCAAGCGGACGACAGTTTCCTTGTTGGCAACCGGCTTTACCGCGCGGGCCAAGTGCCCGTGCTGGTGCATCTGGAGCCGCACGCTGCGCAATTGGCGCGGTATATGCCCTTGGTGGGCGACGTGAACGCATGGCGCGAGGCGGCGCTGCCCCTGCTGTGTGGCGACAGCCCCAAGCAAACCTTTGCGTTCATGTGCTCGCTGGCCGCGCCGCTGATGAAGCTGTCGGGCGAGCGTGGCGGCATCCTGTCGCTGGTCGGCCCTTCAGGGCAAGGCAAGTCCACTGTGCAGAGCGCCATTACGAGCGTGTTCGGAACACAAGAGTCTGCGTTCAGCAAGGCGCAGGACACCGAGAACGCGCGGGTGGCGTTCCTCTCCATCATGCACAACCTGCCGGTGCAGGCCGAAGAACTGACGAAGCTCGACGGCCAAAAGCTCGCAGTGCTTGCCTATGACGTGTCCGAAGGGCGGGACAAGCGGCGGCTCGACCGCTCGGGCCACATGCGCGAGATGGCCCCGGAGTGGCATACCATTCTCACGTCGAGCAGCAACACGTCCATCATTGAGAAGCTGATGGATTTGGGCGCAATCCCGGAGGCGTTCCGCGTGCTGGAAATGCGCGTAACGCTGCCGCCCAACGCCCGCTTGCAGGATGGCGACATGATGAAGCGCCTGCTGATGGCGAACGCCGGAGCTGCCGGGCACGTCCTGGCGCAATACTTGGTCGATCACAAAGACTTGATCGCGCAGGGGCTGGAGAAAGTCAAAAGCGCACTGCAAGCGGCGATTCAGGCACCGACTGAAGAACGTATCCGCGTCAACATGGTCGCCGGCGCAGCTATGATGGCCCGCGTCGTCAAGGCGGCACTAGGTATGCCCGTTGACGCGAACGCCGTGCTGGAGTTTGGCCGCGAACTGATCCTGGCCGAACGGGAGCACCGCAGCGCCTACGAATCAGACGCGACACAAACGCTTACAGACTTCATCAACGAGAATATCGCGCATTGCGTGCAGACCAACATGCAGAACGTGGTGTTTGACCTGATCCGCACCACGCCGCCCTACACCATGCGCTACGAAGCGCCTAGCCGCACGCTCTACGTTTCTTACTCGCTCATGCGCCGCTATGCGTTGCAGCGGCGGCTAGATTGGGCGGATGCACAACGCGAACTGCGCAAGATCGGAGTGCTGCGCGGCTTGCGCAAAGTGACGCTGACCAAGGGCATGACGGGCGTCCCCCCGCAAGGACAGACGCAATGCCTCGAACTCGACACCGACAGGCTTGGTTTCGAGTTCAAGCAAGAGGGCGAAGCTCAAGCGGCGTGATTCTCGATCAGCGTTTGTGTGCGCCCGGCCTTGAGCCTGCGCACTTCGTCCAGGATCACCGCAATAGCCGCGTCCGACTGCGCACGGAACCGGCTCTCGTCGGCCTTGATCGCCATGTTGATCGCGCTGGCGGCTGCGTCCTTCTGGATGGATAGCAGCCGCGCATAGTCGTTGTCCCAAGGCGCAGGGTTGAGGTCAAGGATGTCCTCGATCTTGCGCAGTGCCTTGTTGACGATCCGGTTTAGGTGATTGGTCTGCTCGTTGCCTACAGTTTCAGGCTCGTTGCATAGCCCATCTTCTGCAACTTGGGCAACTGGGTATTGAGGCGCTTGCCAATGTCCGTCCGATACATCGGGGAGTTCGGCACCGACAATGACTCCAAGGCTTTGTAGGCTTGCTCCCGACTTGCGTCCACTGTCGGCGCTGCCGCCGCTGCGATGAGTAGATACGTCCCGGCGCTCACGAGGTGCATTTCCTCCACGATCTTGTTTCCGCGCTCCACTGGCACCTTCGCTGCTTTCAGTTCGCAAGGGTGAATGTGGCTGCTCACTGCGTCCAGGTTGTAGATCGGCGTGCCCGACACTTCCTTGCGGCTCAGCTTGTTGTAAGGAAAGTCCGGGATCGCCAGCACGACCCCCGTTGCCGTTAGGCCCGTCAAGAAGTTCGTCCAGATCGATGATCCGTTTAGGCTTTCGAGCATCCATTTTGCTGTGCTCCGGTGTAGTTGCTGCTGAATGTTGAAGATCGGCCAACCTGGGCGCATCGTAAACTCTAGCGGCCACGGGTTGCCTTTGTCGTCAATGATGACCGCAACATCCACGAACCCAATGTGCCCACTGCGCACCAGATAATCCTCCAGCGGCTTGAGCACTTTGTCGGCCAGCTTCGACTTCTCAGTGTAAGTGACGACGGTGCCCATTTCCCCTGTGTTCGGGCCTTTGTCGTCGTTCATCAACTTCTTGTGCTCGAAGTTCTCGCACCAGGGACTTGCAAACCCGCCTGGCCCGACCCATGCGCCCACGGCCATCTCGATGCCGGGCTGGAACTTCTGCACGATGAACGCGGGGACGTGCTTACCGGTGCGCTTCCACTTTTCCAGCATGTAGACCATATCTGCCGGCCCTTTGCTGACGTAGGACAGGCTGCGGTCTGCATCCCCAAACGGCTTAGAAACGTAGCGCCCCATGTTGGCCTTGACGTAGGCAATAGCCTTGTCGTAGCTGGTGAACGTCTCGCCCTCGATGAGCGGTATGCCGTGCGCTTTGAGCACATCCATGCCCACCTGCCGGTTTAGTTCCCACTGCGCAGTGAAGCTGTTGGCTCCATAGATCGGATACCCGCGCTGCCGCCACTTGTCCAAGTCGGCCATGTAGACCGCGTTGTCTGGCAGAAACACCAAGTCCGCCCAATTCATGTGCTGCTCCCAATGCTGCACCTTCTGGACGAGATGATCCCCAACAGTAATCATCCCATCGGGCTTGTTGCGGATGAACCACCGGACTTGTGCACCCTCAGCCATGCTGCGCAGACAAAAGTCGAGCGCCAGCGCCGACGGGTCGATGACGAGAATTTTCATTGAGATGGCGGTTTAGCGAAAATGGCAGATGTTGACGTTGCGCCCAATGCGCCCAAGCGCGAAAGAAACTCGAAGTCTTGCGGGGAGAGTTTATACCCGTTGATGAGCATTTGTTGACCTTCAGGCGTAGCCAATTGGTTCAACACGCCGCGCGAAAGCACGCCTGCCGTTCCAAACAGCGCCTGTTGCGGAAGGCTCAATTTGCCAGTGTAAGGCAGCCGGACTTCGCCATTGCCCATTGCTGCAAGTCCTTCCATACTGGCTGCGCGCTCCGCCCACCCTGGCACTTTAGAGCCTGTGCCGAACGCCTGCGTTACTGCTGCGGACTGACTGAGTGGGGCAAGTTTATACGGCGACTCTCCATTAAGCACGGACGATTTTCCACGCGCCATCGTCGTATAAAGTTTGGCCGGGTTGATTGGCTTCGTCCCAGCCGCGACGCCAGGGTCGCTCATCATCTTCTGCAAGTCCAGCGCCTGCGCCATACGGGTGCGGTAAACCCGTAGTGCCCGAGAAACACGAGCCGTGTCGCCTTGCGCACTAGTTTGCCATGCCTTTTCCAAACTCTCTAGCGCGTCTCGAGTCGCGCCGTCGTTCGTTGTCGCAGCCTTATTACGCAGCCATTGTGACACTTTGTAATAGTCTTGCCCGCTGATCGGCTGCCCTTCTTGCGAACGTTGGATAGCCGCCGCGATCCCTTTGCTTTGCGGGTTGGCAACTACTTCTGCAAGCATGGGCTTGTTTTGCGTAATGGCGCTAGCTATTGCGCGCGCAACATCTGGGTTAATTGTGAGCTTGGTGGTGCCAATTTGCGACAAAAAGTCCCCACCAATTTTTTGCATCGCACGGCTAACGTTGTGCGCGTTGATTTGTGTTTCGCCTTTAAGCCCAAGTGTGTTGAACACTTGACGGCCAAACGTCTCGACGTTCTGCTCAGGAACCTTTTTGGCGAACGGCCCAAAAGACCCGGCTACCTCGCGCGCGACTTGAGGCGAATTGGTTATTTCGCTTGGCGGAACGACAAATCCAGCCGCTTGAGCGGCCCGCACGGCGTCCGCGTCCGCCGCGTTTTTAATTCCTGGTGCAATGAGCCTGCCGATCCCATACTTCGCTGCTTCTATCGCGCTAGGCGCTGCGGCCACGGCAGACCCGGCAGCGCCGAATAACGCACCAGCGGCTCGATCTCCAGGAGGCGACGTTGCAACGCCGAGGGCAGCGCCAGTGCCGATCTGGATCAAAGGCGCGAGTAGAGGGGAAGCCGCCATAGCCGGTGCGGTCAACGCGGAAGCTCCCATCGCAAGCGGTGCGCCACCGATCATACCGCCTACAACTTGTGAGATTGGCGAAACATTACGTTGCAACGCAAGTGCATCTTCTTTCGCTTGCTCTCCGATTGACCCCGGAATCAAGCTGGCAATGTTCAAGTAGGGCACCACCGCCGATTTCGCCAAATCAGCAATACTTTGCCCCGTCGCACCGACCGCATTCTCCATCTTGTCGTACCAGTCCCACCCGGCCCCGGCGCTTGGGGCAGTAGCTTTTGTCGGCGTAGGTTTTGGTGCCGCGATCTTGTTGCCCGCAAGATAAGCGTTTGGATCAAACCCGCCTGCTGACGACTTGGCGGACGCCAAATAGGCGTCAGGATCAAAGCCCATACTTCTCTTTCAAGTGCTGGGAAATAGCGTCTGCGCGAGGGTCGCTTGGATTGTTTTTAGCCCAATCAAACGCTTGCTGATCTTCTGGATTCATCGCTCGCGGGCTGTTGCTGCTCTGTGTCTGCTTGGTGAGCGACTCTCGCTGTTGGCGCAGGCTCTTTAAGACGTTTTCGCCTTCCGTTTCGAGTGCTTTTTGAGCCGCCTCTAGCTGACCGAGCGTCATATTGCCCGACAACGTTTTTTCTGCGTCTTGCATGGCATGCACGCTAATGCCGTTTGATCTAGCGCCGTTAAGCACCTTTCCAAACTCTTTTTGCACGCCCTTCAAAAACAGGTCGTAGGTCGTATAGTCCGGGTCGCCTGCGCTTCGCAAACGGTTCAACAGCGCGTTGACCGGCGTTGCCGGCCCAAGGCCATACTTTTTAGCCGCCTGCACCAGACCTGCAAAGTTTGTATGCAGCGCCTCATATGCAGGCTCGACCGCCGACAGGGACCCCTGCACTTGCCTCAAAGCGGCGCTGTTTGCTTTAGGGGCCGCTGTGGCGTCGACTATCCGCGCGGCTTTGTTCGCCGCAGGTTCTGTAGTTGCCTCAACAGTCTTCGCGGCCTTTTTTGCTGCCTGATCGACAGCTCCTTGGGCTACGCTGTCGGCAAAACTACTAGGGTCAACGCCGGAAGCTAAAATTGCGCGAACCATATCCGCTGGAGGGCGCACGCCACGCTTCCACAGCTCTATAGCAGCGTCTATCTGTGGTTGCGAATAGGGCATAGGTGCGCCGCCAGCCCCAGGGTACCGAGCGTCAAGGCTTCGCTCGCGCAAAAGCGCGTTCACGGTCTTGAAAAAATCCGTGTCGGCCAACCCTGCGGCGCGGATTGCGGCATCGGCTTGCTTTGTTAGTGTCGGGTTAATCATGCCCATTGTAAGACCAAGCTCGCGGTCGCTCATGTTTGGGTGGGCCTTGAGCAAATCCGCAGCGGTTCGAGCAGCGAGGTTAATGGGCTGGTTGTTCTGAATGAGCGCCATCATGCGCCCATAAGTTCCGGGCGAAAGCGGCGAATCAGCACCTTGTCCTTGTTGCGCAGGCGGCGAAGGCTGGGCCACTGCGGGTGTTTGCCCCACACCGCGCCGTGCCATGTCGAGCAAGACACTCGTCGCAGCGTTCGGACTCATCTGCTTCGCTTTGAGCGCAGCGGCGACTTGATCCGGGGTCGAAATGTGCTCAAATTGCCGCCTCGGGCCGAACGTAGGGACTGACTCTGCGCCCGGTAGCGGCACGGCTTGTATGCTTCGAGGCGGAACGGGGGACGCCTGCGCCGTATCTACTGGCGGAAGCGGCTGCTGCGCGCTGTTCTGTCCGGGCACTGGAGCGGGAGCATAGTTCTGATCGGGCGGCGGGTTGTCTGCAAGGCTTCGGTAAAACCCCCCTGCGCCTTGCGTTGCAGCTAGGTAGTCTTGGAACTTCTGGCTGTCAATCTGACGCGCCAGCGCACTGTTCGCCAGTAGGTTTTCTAGCTGCTGCTGTTGGCGCTGATTGACAATGTCTTGCTGGTTGGCGTCGTAGGCGCCCCCCAGCATGTTGCCAAACCGCAAGTAGCTGCCGATGTTCATTTTTCGTCCTTAACCCATGTAGGCGAGAGGGTCGCCCGACATGGTGGTGCCCCCGCCTGTGCCCCCGCCTGTGCCCCCGCCAACGCCCGACCCCCAATTTTTAATTGCGTCGCCAACGGCGTTACTAATTGGTTTGACGAGCGTTGCGCCAAGGGCTTGCGACGCCTGGTTGAGTTGGGCTTGCTGCCCAAGCTGCGATCTTGGGTCGCCAAGCCCTTGGTAGGCGTTGTAGTCAGAAATCTGCTGCTGGATCGGCACGTTGGCCTGCTGGCCCATCTGCCCAAAGCTGTTCATCATTCCGAGCAGCGAGTTTGCCGAGTTCATCTGCGTCTGGTAGGGCATCGCCGCAGACTGGTTTATCAAATTCGCCCCTTGCGTGCCGATGCTCGCCCCAACCGCGCCCAATTGGCCCGCAGATTGATTGAGCGAACCAATCCCGCGCACCCCGGCCAGTTGCCGGTTCAGTAGGTTGTCCTGCCAGTTTTGGTTAAATAGCTGGTTTTGCTGCGCTGCGATCTGCGCACCAGCCCCGCTCATACCCAACCCCCGCGCGGCGAGGTCTGCGTTGACTTGGTTTGCGTTCTGCGCTCGTAGGTAGTTGTAAAGCTGGCTCTGCGGGTCGAACGCGGATTGAGCGAGCTGGTTTTGTAGCCACGGAATCTGGCCCATTTGACCGTAAAGCTGGTTCGCCGCGTTGGCCGCCTGCGAGCCTTGCTGCATCCCATACTGCGCCGCCTGCTGTGCACCAGAAAGAGCTTGGCCGTAGTAGGGGCTGTAAAGTGCTCCGTATACGGTATTACTCGCGTCTGGCAACATCTGCTGGTAGATGTTGTTCGCGCCGAGTTGCGGGACTAAACCCAGTTCACGACCTGCCGCCACATCCAAGTTCGGCGGGAGGTACGAGCCGCCCTGGTAGCCGCCTTGGCTGCTAGACGGACCGCCGCCAGACATGGCGTCCCCGACAACGGCCCCGATAACAGGTCCAGCGATTGCGGCAAAAATAGGCATGTCAGTCTCCTTGTCTGGTTATTTCTGGATGACGACTTCGTCAACCTTGGCAGGGTCGGTTTCGTCTGTGGCGTGGATGCAAAACCAAACAGAATCTTCGAGCGCCGTGATACCGTGAGCAACCCCTGCGCGGATGGTCACGGCGACCGGGGCGCGATACAGTTGCCGCCCCTCGGGTGTCTCCAGCACCACCATGCCCTGCGCTAAAATGCTCAAGTGGTCATACTTGTGCTTGTGCGTCAACGCAATTGCCCCTTTCGGCAGGAGCATCTGCTTTGCGTAGACCCCCGACGAAAAATGATGGATCGTGTCTCGGTCGATCTGTTCCTTGAGTGAGATCATGGTTTCAAGCTCCGTGCGATTTTTTCTCCAGACCTGCCCACAATATAACCGCCCACGCCGATTTTTAACAGTGCCCACATATCAGGCGGCAGTTCCAAGGGCGGTTTAGTCACTCCAAACCACTGCGCAACAGGCAACACAAGGTAGTTCACAACGATGATCGCTGTAAACGACAACATCAGGATGGGCCGCCAGTTCGCCGCGAGCCAGGACTCTGACTTCGCTTCGGCCTGAATGTCGCCTGCTTGGGCGTTGACGACCGCAGCCTCATAATCCAGATTCATCTTGGCGAGGGCTTCTTCGTGCTCCGCCTGAAGCTGAATGATTTTGGCCGCATTGGTCGGGTCTGCGGCGATGGCGGCGTTCACTGACGCGGGGTCATTGTTCGTCCCAAGCGCCGAAGCGATCAGGCTGCCCACTACGGCGCCCGCAGGGCCACCAAGCGCCGTGCCGAGGATTGGCGCAACGCGGCCAACTGCGTGACCAACATCTGCCCATGTTAGGCTCATCGTTGCGCTCCTAGTAAAAGATTGCGTGCAATCCGGTTCGCCCACCCGCGCCCGAAGGTCTGCCACGAACTAAGCGATGTCAAGTAACTTAGCCGGTAGCTGTTGAACCGCATAATGACTTGCGACGGGTCGGCAGCGTTCACGGCGGCAATTGTTACAGGGCCAATAATGCCGTCCTCCGGCACACCGACTGCCTTTTGTAGCCACAGGGCCGGCTGGCCGCCATTATACGTCGCATCAAATACTTGGAACGCAATGCGCGGGTCGAATTTATCGCACGAGTAGGCATCCCAATACTTTGCCTTGGCGATAGCCTTCGCCGTTTCCAACGGCAAGTCCTTCATCGCGCCTATGTAACCATACGCACGGGCTACGCGCTGCGTGATGCCCCACATTGTCTCGCCGCCAGGGTCGGCAGGGTTGCTGCTGTATCCCCCCTCATTACCGATGAGGGCGGTAAATGCGTCGTCGAAGGTTGACATGGTTCAGAACGAGTAAAGGAGCATCAGGACATACTGCCCTTTCCATAGCGGAGGCCAGGGGTCGTCGCCGTGACCGGCGAATCCGTGCTTGTCGCTATAGTAAGACAGGGCGGCGGAGAACTGTCCACGCCGAAGGGTTAACCCTACCATGTGCCTGAGCGACCATTGTGACTGGCTAACACTGATCGGCGAGATTGGCCCGGTTTGCGCAAACACACCGGGCGCGACTTCTGCCGAGGGATACCAGTTTGGAACTGCGACGCTCCATGTAGCGTGGTAGAGGAATGGCCCTGCCTGCACGCCGAACTGCCACTCCCCTTGCGTATGCGCCTGAAGGGTTGCTGCGATGCCATAGACCGAGCCAGACCCCATGTAGTGCGCCAAGGGGAGCGCGTTGCCTCGATAGCCTGAACCAGAATAATTCGCATCGTTCGGCGTATCCCATGAGTCAACGGAGTAAGACCCGAGGGATACCGCGTTGACGTGCCAAGCAACATTCGGCGTCAGGTCGTCTGTCACGCCGAGCAAGAACACAGGCGAGCGCAAGTCAAGGGAATGTGGGAATCCTTCTTGATACCAAACCCCATTTTCTTGCGGGATGGCTCGCGCGGCCCCTGCGCCAACTTCAACGTTGACGGCGTGTGCGGCCATTGAGGCCAGCAACAAAGCGAAGGCAACAGAGAGCAGCTTGGTCATAGCTAACGCCCCAACAGTAGTGTTTGAGTCAGCACAGACTCAACTTGCTTGAAGTCTTGCGTCTGTTGTGCAAGCGCAAGCTGCGTGCCCACCTTGCGGATATGCGGCAAAATTTTGGCTGAAAAGTCTGGATGCTGGCGCATCGTGGTGATCTGATCGTGGCTGATTCCGACCGCATTAGCGATCAGCATGTTCTCGGCGCGGGCCTTTAGTTCTTCTGCCCACTCGTCGCGCTGCATGGCCTGCTCCATCTTGAGGATGTCAGCGTCCCAATGCTTGCACATGGGTTTGAGTTCTTCGAGCATGGCGTTGATCTCTTGCAGTTCTCGCTTTGCGCCTTCCAGGTTAAGCTCGAAGTTCTTGCGTGCCGCCTTCAGCTTAATGAGTTCAGCCTGGGCACGCAAGCGATCTGCTTCAGACGCGGCGGAAGCGACCGTCTCTTGCAACTCCATCTCGCTTGCTTTTTGCTCAAGGAGACTCGCTTCGCCTGCCGCTACGTCCATTTCAACTTGTTCGCCTTGCGCGTACAAGAGGCAGAACGCTGCGTCTGGCGTGTAGCAAGACCCGGCGATGAAGTGCCGAAGGGCGAAAGAAGAGTGCTTCCGATGGTTGTTGACAATCATTACCAGTTTACTCCGGGGTTAGGCGAACAGGCGGCCATACCATACGCCGAGTAACTCAAGTTCCCGCCAGCAGCGGCAGTGTTTGAGGAATATGTGTAAACGGATGTAGTGTTGACGCCACTATTCCCGCCGCCAAAGACGCCAACCGTGCTGTTGCCTGCAGCGGCTAAAGCGGACGCTGAGTAACTCAAGTTCCCGCCAGCAACAGCGGTGTTTGAGGAATATGTGTAAACGGATGTAGTGCTTAGAGTACCCCCGTTGTACCCGCCGCCAAAGACACCAACCGTGCTGTTGCCTGCGGCGGCCAAACCATACGCTGCGTAGCTCAAGTTTCCGCCAGCGGCGGCGGTGTTTGAGGAATAGGTGTAAACGGACGTAGTGCTTAGAGTACTTGAGTTTTCCCCGCCGCCAAAGACGCCGAGCGTGCTGTTGCCTGCGGCAGCTAAGTTATCCGCTGCGTAGCTCAAGTTCCCGCCAGCAGCGGCGGTGTTTGATGAATAGGTGTAAACGGATGTAGTATTGAGGGATGCGGAACCGTTGTACCCGCCGCCAAAGACGCCAACCGTGCTGTTGCCTGCGGCAGCTAAATAATACGCTGCGTAGCTCAAGTTCCCACCGGCAGCAGCGGTGTTTGAGGAATATGTGTAAACGGATGTAGTGCTTAGAGTACCCCCGTTGTACCCGCCGCCAAAGACACCAACCGTGCTGTTGCCTGCGGCGGCTAAAAGATACGCTGCGTAGCTCAAGTTACCACCGGCAGCAGCGGTGTTTGAAGAATAGGTGTAAACGGATGTAGTGTTGAGATAGTTGCTGTTTTTCCCGTCGCCAAACAGAGCAAACTTTCCAACCTTTACAGCTTGGTTGCCCCACATCCCCCAAGGAACCGAAACCAGCATTTCTTTTCCTTAGTAGGTCAGGAACAGTGAGATTGCCACGTTCGCCAGCGTCGTATCTGCCGAACTACCAACCTGCACGTACATCGCTTCGCCAGGGTTGAACGTCACTGCTGCGCTGGAGGTTGTGGAGAACGTTCCAGACGACGCACCGGCTGCGAAAGTGATTGTTCCGACCGTAGTCAAGGTGGTCGAGCCAACAGCCTTCTTAAGAATGTTGATTGTTTGCGAATTGGTCGCCGTGGCTGTGGCAACTGCGTAGCTGCCGACGCCATTCCCCGGCAACGTAACCGCTACACCAGAGCCATTGACCTGCATTGCGTTAACATAGACCCCAATGTAGGCGTTGCTAGTCAACGTGCCCGCTGCCCCTGCTTCGACAATTAAGTTTCGCTGTTGGTAACGGCTATCAGCTTGCCCAAGGTTTAGTGCGTGCGCGCTAGTCACCGCGTTGGGCACCAAAACCCCGCTGTTACTTGTCAGATCAAGCGGGTTTGTATTTGCTCGAACAAATGGGCCGTTTGGCCCTTCGCCTACAGAAATAACACGCGAGTCAGACGAGCTAAACGACACCCCTGTCGTCGGCGTTGACGTTGCCAACAACACGACTTGGTTTGTGTCGTAGTCAGAAGGCCGCGAAGAAATGGATTGTGTAACAGGCAAACTACTGCCACTGTTACTTATCAAAGTTTGGACTTGACCAAGATTGACCGCTTGCCCATTTGACACCGCATTGGGCACACTGACCGGCTTAGTAAAGGCCGGAGAAACATTTTGAAACACTAGCAAGGAGCCGCCAGTAATGTCGTACTCACCGTTGCCACGCGATGTAAGCTCAATCCAGCCGCCATCAGAGACGTTGACAGTCGTCGGGCCGGAGCTAGGGGTTAACCCTAGTGCTGGAGAGTAAATATACTGGTTGCTGTTGCTAGCAACAGAAAACGGCCCACCGAACCCGAACAGCACAACCTTGCTTCCTGCTGGCGGGTTCGTTGTTGGAAGCGTAGCTGTCGCGTTCTGCTGGACTTGAACCGCGCCGCCCCAACAGGTAGACGGCAACGTTCCGGTTGCGAAAGAAGCAATGACTTGGTTGTAACTGCCAAGCTGAGAAAGGTTGACCGCTTGGTTTAGTGATGATGCGTTCGCTACAGCAAATACTTGCGCAGGGTCGCCGTTAAGAGCCGCATAGTGTCCAGCCGGGGCGTACAAAGAGTTAGCTTGCCCCAAGTTTACTGCCTGACCGGGGTCAACTGCGGGGGCCACAAAGAAAGGCTGCGTTGGGTTGCCGCCCGCAGCTAACACGTTAGCATTGATGTCATCAACAAGCTGGACGAAATTTTTCGTGATCGCGCTTGCGTCGATATATTCGCCGACTTGGATGTTGTAAGGGATTGGACGAACAACACTCATAACAAATCCTTAACTGTTGCGCCCAATCAAAAGGCGCTTCACGATAGATTGAAGTGCAGAAGTGCCCAAACTTGCAAGCATAGCGGCGAACGCAAACTCGGCCATACGCGGCATTTGAGGGAACCACGCCAAAAGCGCCGGGGCGGTCGATGCCACCCCCGCTGACACGAGCGCGCGCCCAACAACGACACGCCAGGACAACCGCTCGGCGGAGTCGAGGAGTTGTCCTAGCCCGATCAACGCGCCAAGGACGGACGACCAAGCAAAAAACGAAAAATCAATCTTGTCGTGATCCATAGCGGTGTCTTAGGTATCGTCGGAAAGCGATCTCGCCCACAATAAAGACCACCGCTACGGCAAGAACATCCAGCAAGTCGAGGATCATTTTGCCCACCGCTTTGCGTTGAGTGCAAAAGTCGCCCGCTTGCGCGTTGCAGGATCGGGGGAACGCTTTGCTTTCTCTAGCTTCGCCATAGGAATCTTCTCATCCTTCGGAACGTGGAGCGTCTTGTGCAGCTTGCCCTTGTTGGCAGGGTTGATTTTAATCCCAGACTTGCTCATTGGCTACCTCCTTTAGACCGGGCCTTCGACAGTCATCCAGTTTGCCAGAGAGTTTGACACAACCGTCGCTTGCGCAGGCGCTTCGCCGCCGACATAGACAGTGTCTCCTGGGGTCATGTAAAGGATCGCTGTTGCCTGAACGATGACGCCCACCTGCGCGGCTGGTGTGTACGACGAGTTTGCGGCAACAACGGGCGTTGCGCCGTTGATTGCTACACCAACAAAGGCGAACCCCGCGCCAGCCGTGTTCACTTGAAGGCTTACGGACACCCGATAGTAGCCGGGCAACGAGACTTTTACGCCCCCGCCAGACGTTGATAGCGCCGTTCCATAATTGCTCGCCTTCTGCATAGAAACGATGGACGGCGAAGATGAGAGCGTTGGGTACGACGAAGGAACAAGATACATCCGACTCGGCGGGCACGCCGGCAACGGAATATAGTCTGGCCCGTTGCCCCACCAATTGCCAAGGTCTACAAACTGCGTCTGAGAGTCCCCATTAAGGAACGGCCTAGACGAGCTTGGAGAATAATCCCCGTAGTTCTGAAACGAACAGCCAATCAAGACAATCGTATTAGGACCTTGCGAAACGATGTTGTTCGTCGTGTAGTTTGTGCTGCTAACGCGATTGAAATTGCACCCTTGGATGATGTGCGTCATCCTTTGAGTGCCAGTGTTTACAATCTTGATGTCTGCATCGCCGTTGTTTAGCTCGAAGTAGACATTCTTGATCGTTACGCCGTTCGCCCCTTCTATGCTGGTAACTGTAATGTTTAGGCCGGCAGTCCCAGAAACACCCATTACGCCGTTGTTGCTTACCTGGCCGCCGTCAATTGTCAAGTTAGCTGCGTTATCCGTCACCAGCAAGCCGTTGGCGGTATTTCGATCAATGGTGACATCTTGAAAAGTCGACGCGTTCAGATGCGTGAAGCCGTTCGTCCCTTTGGTGCTAACAATGCCGTTGACGTTGCCTTCAAAAAGGCACTTTCGCATGGTTAAGTATTCAACGCTGTTGAGATACAGCCCAGTGTTCAGTTGCTCGAACCGCAGGTTTTCGAGCGTCTGCATTTCAACAACGTCAAGAAACATCCCATTGACGTTGTGGATATTGTTTCTTCCGCTAATGCAGAAGTCTCGATACCGCGCCTCCATAATCGACGACGCTGCGGTCGATGACGCCTGGATTGCATACATTCCTGTCGTCGTCGGGCAAAGGATGCTGTTCTGCGGGCCAGCACCATAAAGCGCACCAGGCATCGGCTGGCCGTCAAACGCATACATGCCGCCGTTTATATAGCTTAGGTGCAACGCTCCTACGCCAGTCGTTCCAGACAGCTTGTATTTTCCTGCCTCGATCTTCCAGTTTGTCCCAACAAGCGCGACAAGTCTTTGCAATGCGGCGGTGTCGTCAGCGAGGTTGTCCCCAACAGCCCCTTCCGTTGCCTTTGCAGAAGGGTCAATCGCCCCTAGGCCTCCTCCACCGCTTGCGCCCCCAACGATAAGCTGCTGAACTTGGTTCAAAGGAACTGCGGCGGATGGAACTGTTGCAGGAGCGACAAGAAACTGTTGCGCAGCATTACCGCCTACAGGAGCGGCGTTTGCGTTCACGTCTTGAACGATCTGCGCAAAATTGGCCTGCACCGGAGTTGCATCTACCGGGTCGCCGTTTTTAATCGTATAAACTAGAGGGTTAACGATAGCCATCAGTTTGCTCCAATATAGCGAAGCGCCTCGTAACGGAAGTTAACCCGCCCTAAGCGCAAATACGGGCCGCTGTTTCCAAAAAGAACGATTTGACACGTCTGAAAAACGAGCGGAGCAGAAAAATACAACGGCGATATTGTGGAGTTGTAGGGAAAAGCGCCCCACACACTATTCGCCGCGCCCCATACAAGCCCAAGATCGCCCCATTTGGCTGGAGCAGTTATAGAACTCAAGGTTGCTTGGTTGATTAGCTGCCCCTGGTCGTCTAACACCTGTATGGTGTATGGCTGTAGCCCATTTACTGCTGCAACCGTCATTTCAATTGACGACTTTTCAGCCATCGGCGGGTCTGGGTCGATCAAGCTGCTAGTCATGTTGACAGCAAGCTGCACGTCGTTTTCAACAAAAACGTCTGTTGGGGAAGTGTAGGCGTTGCTCTGAAATAGTTTTGCGCCGGCGCTGTTAGCCGCAATGACGAACGAGTTGCCGAGCGGGGTAATCACGTCTGCGGGGAACGTGTGTGGGCCATTCCACTTGCCAACCTTGAGGGAGAACCAATACTCGAACCGACCAAGTACGTCCGTTGTCGTCACCGTATCAATCGAAATACGGTACGTATCAGCACTGTAGGCCGCGCAGGCGCGTGTGGGCTGAGTGCAGTTGAAGAACGGATATACCACGTCAGGGTTTGGCTCCGTCACGGCCATGCTCAACGTCGGGATGGTGCGAATCCCGTCCGCCGCCATGAACATGACGCCCGCAGGAGTCGGAACCGCTGTGCGCGGCGCGGAACAACCGACACTGGCGGTGATCTGGTTCAGCGCAAGATTGCCGCCGCTCGTAGACCCGCCATAGCTCCAGTCACCCGTGATCTGCCAAATTGAGTTCGCCTTGAACGCGATCAGCGCAGACAAAATACCTTGCGTCGCAGTTGAGATACCTTGCGGCACAAAAACAGTGATCGGTTCAGTGCTTGCGCCAAGTGTCAACACTTGCCCTGCGTTGGTCTGCCGCAGCGGGAAAAGTGAGTCACTGAAGTAGGCTTGGTTGCCCACTGCATACCACGCACGCCCATAAAACTGCGCAACAGACGTTGGTACAGCGTTCAACACGGCAGTCGTGCCGTTTATCATGTTGCCCGTGCTATAAGCCAGTGTCGTCAGGTTGATCGTTCCGATCGGGCCGCTTGACATCGTATAGCCTGGGTGCGTGATGACGATGTAATTTCCGACAACCGCCATGCAAGGGGGCGTCCACGCGCCACTCGTGCCTTGCGTTACAGGAATATTGTTGCTGAGCACACCGCTAATGGACACAAACGCATTAGTTGCCGTGTCGTAGCAAAACGGCTGGTCAAACCCAGGGTAAAGCCCGCTAGCGACCATACCAAAGACGCGCGTGCCAACGGAAAGCAGGACAGACACAACGCCGGACGGTGTAAACCCGTTGAACGTTGTGATAACCGTGCTGGCAGGGCGCGGGGCCAGCATACTGTTGCTGACCGGATCGTGGATCAGGTTCGTCAGCAGTTTGCAAGCGCCGGGGAACGCCAGCTTGCCGTCCCGCGCATCAGATAGACCTACCGGCCTCCACTGGTAGATTGCCGGGTTGCGGAGCATTTAGAACCCCGTGATCTTAGACGGCGGCAGCCGGCCCGACCCGCCCGTAAACGAATTGCCGAGCTTGATAGTGCGAGCGTGGTTCTCGCGGTCGCCTTGCATCTTCAAGAACGCTTGTAGCTTGTTTTGCGCTTCAGCCGAGTATTGAGGCTGACGTGTGTCATCAGTCAAGCGCATCACGTCTGCGGCCAACGCCGTGAGCAAGTAGTCGCTGTCCGGGAACCAAGGAACAACATTGGACGTTGCAGGGTTAGCAATGTCGGGCGGTTGGCTCCAATACCGCAGCGTGAACGCAATTGTGCTGTTCGGCATGGGGTACAAGTGCAGCGTCCCGGACGCCGGGTTGCTTGCCCACATTGTCGGGTTTGCCATTGCGATAGTGCCGACGTTGATCCGGTCGTAATCGGGCAAGCTAATCTGCCGCATCGTCTGCGGCAGACCGCCAATGTAATACCACAGTTCGTGCCCGCGAACGTAGTCCGCAGGGAGAGTATAGGTCTGAACGCCAGCGGGCACCGAGAACTGGGCCGTGTTGAGCAACACGTCCAGGTCATAAGTGCGCGCCAGCGTTGCAAGGCGCATGTTGAGCAAATCACCCGCCTGCGCGGTGTACCCAGGCGCTTTTGCAATCTGCAAAGCGTAAGTAATGATCTGCTGCGCCGTAAGCATTAAACCGCCTTAGCCCGTGTTTCTTCGAGTTGTTTGACACCGCGCTCGTAGTCGAGCGACAGTTCCTCGATCTTCGCCTTGAGCCGCTCAGAAAAGTCGTCGCCGTCCTTGTTCTTCTTGAGATACTGGCGCAAATCCAGTTCGGCGTTACGAATTGTTGCTTCTTTCTCGATCAGCATTGCCTCAAGCATCTTGACTTCGTTCTTGGCGCGTTGCCGCTCGGCCACAGCGCGGAAGCGGTCGATCTCAGCGTTGATCGCTTCAGCCGACACACCGGTCGGAAAGTTCCCGTTGAAGGTGACGCTCATCCCGTCTGCGACAGTTGCCGCAAACTGATAGACATACCCAACGTTGCTGTTTTCACTCATGGATTAACCCCTCAGGCTAAATTCGCGTTGACGACGATATGCATCGAATGGTTTGCGCTGGCCGCGAACTTCTTGTTCGTGCGCCCAAGCGCGGCTCATGATATCACGCATTGACGCAGCCTGCGCCTTCGTGACCTTGTAAGACGCGCCTTGCTGAAAATGCCGCCCATCGATCGAGATGTGGCTGCTATGCGGAGGAAGGTCGATGAACACTTCTTCGTACTCGACTTCGACTTCGAGCGGCTTGTCCTCTTTTTTAGCCTTGGTGGCTGCCGCCGCGTCGCGAATTTGTGCTTCAAGTTTGTCGTTCATGTTTGCTCCAAAGAAACTGGCGGGGCTACACGCCCCGCCAGGTTAACCATTAGCCAAAGGTGGGCGAGAAAGCCGATCCAGACTCGATGCGCATGAAGAACTGGTTGTTCATGATCATCGTGCCGTAAAAGACCTTCCAAGACACCACACGGGTTTGGTTTTGCGGGTCAAACTTGTCCGCGCCAGTCAGGTAGAACGTCTTGAGCGAGTCAAGCTCGACCTGCGCGAACGCTTCCTTACCAAAGATGAAGGTAGGGTAGACCGTCACGCCGTTTGCAGGGGCCGCAGGCGCGACTTGCGACACACCAAGGCCCGTGATGACAACCGTCGATCCGGGGGCGATTTGCGTCGCGTTGCCAGACAGCGGGCCAGTCGTCGGGCCAGAAGCAGACAAGCCAAGGTTTGCCGGGGGAGACACCGTGCCAACATACACACTGTAGGTGTAGCCCGCCGTGCTCGGCACCGTGACGCTAATGGAGCCGGTCGGCCCCGTCACGCTGATGCCCGTAGACGGTTGGTAGATCACCCGCTCGTAGTTGGTGTTGATGTCCGAGGCCGTGACCTGAACGTAGTAAGTGCCCGTCGCCAGAGAACCCGCAGTGCCCGCCGTGCCGGAGACAGCCGCCGCGCCCGTCCACGCCGGGACAAGGTTGGAGCGGGTAAACCGCACACCAGACCACTGACCGATCTCGTTGTTGTACAGCTTACCAACGTCGCTGTACTGCCATGCAGTCACGACCGTCGAGTTCTCACGCAAGTCTTGCTCGACCAGCGGGTGAATGACGGCCACGTAGTGCGGAGCAGTCGCAGCAGTGACGCCCTTGGAGTTTGCGGCGGGCTTCATCTTGATGTCCGTCTCGCTGCCGCCCATGTAATACCGTGCGCCGTTGGTGAACAGCGTGCCCATTGCACGGTTAAGCTCGTGCGGGGTCAGGACAGAACTGTTCGTCAGGGTAGCACGCGCGCCCACAGCACCAACGTAGTTGACCTGCGTGCCGCCCATGATCGCATTGAACGTATTGCGCTCGATGGTTTCCGTCGCCTGCAAACCGATCAGTTCCACGGCCTTCTTAAAGACCGGGTGGTGGATGGTCAGTTCAGCAACGTCCGTGATGCGGATCAGGTCGCCCCATTGCGCCACGGTGCCGGTCACTTGCGTGATCGTCATCGTCTCGCCAGCGGAGGGCACGCCTTCCGACAAGGTGGTGTAGGGCAGTGGAACGCGCTCGTAACGGAACGCGTAGTAAGTCGTGCCCATGCCTTTCGGCAGGTCAACTCGCTCCGCAAGTTGAGACACAACAATCTGACGCTGAGTCAGTTCCAGCGTCTTTTTCTGAATGTATTTGCCGACGTCTGCGGCAAAGTTGGCAGCGGTGTTGTTTGCCATGATGCAAAATCCTTAAAAAGTCATCCGAGAGAGGCGTTCTTCCAAGTCTGCATCTTCATCCGATGCGCCTGGGGCAGCATTGCCACGGGCACGTAGCGGCTTGGACGTAGATTTAGAAGCGGCTTTAGCGGCTTTGGCGATAGACGCCGGGGCCTTGGTAAGCACATCTTCTCCGACCAGAAATTTCAAAATCGATTCGCGGGGGGCAGTCTGGCCTTTTGCGCGCATCTGCAACAGCGTCTGCTCAACCCGATCAGCATATTTGCCGACCATCGGGTTTTGCAACGCACGCTGCTGGAACGCAATC